GAAGGCGATTCATTAACACCAGCACCAATAAAGGCAAAGGTATCACCAAAATCAATAATCGAGTTAGGCGCGCTGATGCCAGTAGTGTAAAGCGTCTTGTTATAAGTCTGGAATGGCGATGGCGTTCGACCAATGTTAATAAACACCTGCGTGGTTTCAGAGCCTAGAATAAACAACCGGCCACCAAAGCTGTGACCTGCCCGTATCTGGTCTGGGTCGCCCTCTGCCGTTGAGAAATCCAAAGCGTCATAAGCTACGCCCGTTCCGTTACCGGCTCCCCTACCATCGTTTAACGGCGAGTTGATGAACTTTTTGCCCGTTGACGTGGTAAAGACAAAAAAACCATCAATATAAACAACTGTATCAGCAGGGCCATCAAATGCAGGGTCAGTAACAGTATAAAGAGCTTGGTCATTCTCATCCCAAACGTAAACCGCGCCACCTGGCACAACTACGCAAACCTGATTACCGTTATCAGCAATTGACACTCGACCAGTGCCAGCAATAACGCCAAGGTTTGATGTAGTAAATATCTCAGCACCTTCGCTATTTATTGAGCTAAGAAGTTTGTAAAGGTTGTTGCCGATAACGAAATAAGGAACCGAAGCACTAACAATGGCTCCGCGTGTAGTTTCAATCGGTGAAACGCTCACCAGCTCCTCCGCGCCTGCTGTGCCAAACAGGTTAGCATTAGTTACGGTGTCGCCTTGTGGCACGTTCGGATACCAATTAACGCATCTTTGCGCCGATATTGGCAGTGAGGCGCTTTGATAAAAGCCGCCGGTAATAGGTAAATTAACTTTTGGCATTATGTAGCCTTAGCTTTCAGATAAAATAAAGTATATAGCTTTTTTGTTATAGCTATGTCTCGTTAGTTATTTCAGAAATGACGGGGCAAGTAACCTTGTCACACTATGGCGAATCAATGAACCATCCTTGCTCAAATCCTACAGGTGCCGTATAAACTAAATCGTCTGGGCCAAACTCGCCACTCAAAGTACCATTTTGATACAGCAAGGATGCCCCGGCATACACTGTTCCAGTAATCCCTGCGTAAGCCTCCCCAGTACCAGTGGCAGGGTCAGCACCAGTTGCCCATACACCATTAAGCGAGAACCAGACCTTGCCTTGCTTGTACGCGATACCTATTACATCACCTACATCGTAGGCCGACCCGTAAGGAGAAGAGACCCCCCCTGTAAACTTTACTGCTGATGAATGGTATGCGAAACCATTAACAGTTTCGCCTAAGTAAGTATCTTTTGATACTTGAGGGTAGTTTGACACCCCAACAGCAAAGGCGTCAGCACCCGACTCCGGGGTAAATTCACAATAGAACCCGCGAGCATCATTGTCGGGAATACCCTCACCCAACAGCCCCGACCGCCAAAAGATTGGGCCAATGTGGGTGAGCAGCTTCCCCTCTGAATTTACGGATATTTCAGTGTTTGTGTTGGCTTGCGATAGTTTGCCGTATATGACAGGAGGAACAGGAGGAACGGGAGGGACGGGAGGAACGGGAGGAACGGGAGGGACGGGAGGAACGGGCTTGTCGCCTGGGATGCCGCCGCCAGAAGGGTAAAATGGGCCGTCGTATGTATTGCGACCTGTGCCGGTATTACCTGAACCCATTGGCATAATGTCTGGATAACTAGTTGATGCGACCGTCAAGTTTGCTTTAACCAAGTCTTGCTTTGCAAATCGTGCGTTTTGAACCAATAACGGGCTTACCATACCTTCAAATTCTGGGGCTAATCGCAGCGCCAAGTTTTGCTCTATACCATCAAGCGCATATTCAGGCACAGTAATTAAGTCACCAAGGCTAGAAACAGCAGTGTAGCCTAAAGCTAACCCTGAGCCTTCCCAGCTTGCCATCATTCTATTGAGTGCAATTACCGCGCTACCAGCCTCATCTTGCTCTATTGGAGCCTCAGAGCCTTGTACAAGTATTAATGATAAGGCTCGCTTAATTACTTCTGCTGTTGTTGACATTCCATAATCACCTTGATAGCTTTCTGCTTAACCGTTTCAATCTTGCCGCGTAAATCTAGTTTAACGCCGCAAGCTTTTAATATGTAATTACCAACTTCATCTTTACTTTTTAAATGGTCAATCTGTGTTTCGTGTGCGCTGTCATCTTTCACCAATAATGTTTCAACTACCCTGGACTGTTTACGCGACCAGCCCAGACTTTCAGCAGTTTTAACTGACGCCTGCGATTCGTTAGTTGAGATTGTTTTGCCGTCTTTCTTAACCCAATCAATCATAAGTTACCCCAAAAAAGAAAGGGGACCGAAGTCCCCACTCAATTAGCCGTGGCCATGACCAGCGAAGAAAGGATTTAAAGCGGCAAAGGCTGGACGTAAATCAACACGTACAGTCTGACCGTTTGCATCACCATCTGAGTATTTACTGACGCGCAACTGTAGGTTGTCGCTAGTTTTAGCGAAGGTATCAGTACTAAATAAACGCTTCATTGGTACAGAACCAATCGAGAAAGCATCTTTATGCCAGAACATATTGGGCTGGATAATTACAGACTCAGCAGCCGACAGGGTAATAACATCACCGGCAATAGGCGCGCTATCAACAGTATTATAAGCACCGGCGGATTCAAAGATTGCAGGGCCAGTAATAACAATACTACCAGCACCAGAACCGTTAAGAGTAACGTCAGCAGTTACAGTGGCACTAAACACCACCACATTGCCTTCGTCATCTAGGATAGGGTCGCGTGTAGACAAGTTAAGACGGTTGCGGCCTGCAATGGATATACGCTCACCAGCTTTAATAACCAGATCAGCTTGAAAGCCAGTAACGGACAAAGTCTGATACATACTGTCTTTGGCAGCTTCATAGGTTACATTCGGGTTAGTCACCAAAGTACCAGCACGATCTGCACCAGCCGAAGTGGTATAGCGAGGCAAGGTATTTGCAGTCATTACGCGCATACCGGCAAAGTTATCACTGATAACAGCCTTCTGGTTTGCAGTCATTGCGCCTGTTTCGCCGCCTAAGCTACGAACATCACCAGCCAGCTTACGCTGAGTGAAAGGGTTAACGCCATAACATAGCTCACCAGCTGGTACGCCGGTAGACTCCATAATCGCACCAGCTTCGGCAATAGCATCCCAAGAGGAAACAGGAGTGCCGACAGTACCAGCCTGCAATGCAGCATTACGCATCATAAACTGAGCAAAATCTTTCTCTAGGTCAACGGTAATACGGCGCGCCATATTATCCCAGAATGAATTGTCGTCACCGTCAAACTCCAAAGCCTCAACAGCTTCATCAAAATCAGTTTTGACAGTAATGTAATCTTGTACATTACCTTCGGCATTACCCACGATGATCGGGCTGTTAACGCCGGTCACATCACCTGTAGCGGTACGGACAGAACTAAAGTCGGTTGGACGCTTAAACAAAGTCTTAGAACCCGTTGAAGGGTTAAACTTGCCGTCTAGCATCTGAGTATTGACATTTTTGGACAATACACGCTGGCTCTCAAAGGATGCCAGAATCTTCTTGGCGATTTTAGTTGTTACGTTCTTGGTTGTATCAGTCATAATAATTTACTCTAAGTTAGTCGAAGGTTGCGCCCTTCAATAGTGGGCTTTCTGCTGGTTGTGCAGCCGCGCCGGTCGCCGTATGTGGCGGTGGTGGCGCTTTAGTAAGCTTTGGAGCGGATGGCGTAACTTTGGAGCGTATGTCTGAAATCATAATTCCAGCCTCTAGCTGCGATTTACCCGCAAAATCTAAAGCTGTATCAGGATTTTTAGCCAGATAATCCATAACCTGCGGCCCATCGCTGAGACTAAACAGATTAAGAACTATTGCGTCATTTACGCCTAAGTTTTGGATGGTTTCGCGGTTGCCTGTCATTGCTTCAATAGACAAGCCGACCTTTTCACCATTCTCTGCAAAGGTAGTAAGTTTCGCGTTAAACGCTTCCTGTTGTGCCTGCTGCTCCGACTGCAAACGACTCTGCTCTTGGTTTTGGCGTATCTCTCGAAGCGCCTCAGCCTTTGCATTCTGTCGAATTACAGACTCTCGATTAGCAAGTTGAGCCTCATAATTATCATCAAACGCATCGGGCAAGGTTGGAACGTCGGCTATTTCAGTCTGCGCCTGCGCTTTCGATGCTTCAATCTCATCAATTCGCTTTTGCAGCGCCTCTGCCTTTTCCTCTGCCTCTTTCATCTTTCGATGCTTGGCGTTGATAACTTTTTGAACTCCGTCACTAACCTGCGGCTTTTCTTCTTGTTCCGCCTCAATAGGTGCTGCTGAGTCACCAGTCATTACCTCTGTAGAATCACCAACCTCACCGCTTTCTGGTTTGGCATCCAGCACTTCCACATCGTTAACAACTTCAAGGCTTTCGCCCACTTCCAGCTCTTCACTCATTACTAACCCGCCTTAGCGTAAATTCCCGCGAATAGGTCGCGTACCTTTTAATGTAATTGTATAACAGTTGTTATGTTATAACTTAATACCTGATAGGGCAAATTAAGGGGCCGTTACAACCCCTTTAATTATTCAGGCAGCCTGTACATAGATTCGCTTATCTCGTAATCCCTGTTTTTCCCTTTATTCTCTACAAAACCAAGCCTCTTATAAAACTTAACCAGCCTGTTTTTATTGCCGCCAAAATCAGCGCTTGGTGTTAGCTCAATCCTCTTGCCGCTTTGGTCGGCTCGACCTATCAAGTCCTTCATAAACTTAGTGCCCAGCCCTTTATCTCTGACAGACTCAGGAACAATAACTTTATCCAATGTTATAGCCCCCTCACTCTCCCTTATGGCGCTTTTAATATCATTACCCGAACTCATCATCGGCCCCTTGCTGTTACCTCTTACAATAAGCTCACCCTCTGGCACATCTAGCGTTGTCCAAGGTGCTGCTGCTCGGCGCTGTTCTGGTGTGTAGTCCATGCGGGTTTGTACATTGCGGGCTTCGGCTTCACCTGCTAGGCGCTCATAAAAATCAAAGGCCGACCTATTTTTGCCGTACTTACCTCTCAAGTCTTTAAACATTTGCTTTTGGAATCCATCCATTTCAGCAAAGCCCATCTTGTTAAGTTCGGCATAAGCCTGCATATCAACTTCAAACTCACTCGCGCTACCACCTTTGGCAAACCCCTCCCGCTCTTGTATAGCGTGTTGCGTTTCGTGAAGTAGTGTTGATCTGGCCTCGCCTTGGGGGTAATCAAACGGATCCTTAATGCCAACCGTGTCAGCTTGAGCGTCATACATACCATGACTGCCGCCAGTTCGACCAATACTTAGGCGAGCTTTCTGCATTGATGGGTAGCTGTTGAACATCTCACTGTGCTCAACACCTGACGATAAAGGAATGCCGCGCTCTCTGCTTTCTGCCTCATCTACCCAGTCCATATGACTATCAGAACTGCCATCTAGCGACCTAAGTCTTGCCTGGCTATCATCAATCTCAAACTTCCAACTGCCATCAACGTCATTAAACCAGCCTGTTTCCTGCCATATTTGGTCGCGTCCAATACCGCGACCCGCAAGCTCCTCTGCTGCTGCCTGACGCTTTAAATCTGCACCCTTAGCCTTTACGCCTGCAAAGATGCCGCGTTGCTTGTTGCCCACTCCACCGCTGCCTATGTCGCCAAACTCTAACGGCTGGCCTAGCTTGCCTGATTTGCTTAACTGATTAACGCCTTTTAAACCTAATAGCTCAAGTGCTGCTGTTGGTGCTGAGTACGCTGCCGCCGCTAATGCCGGGCTTCCTGTTTTGTCGTAGATGTAATCACCAGCACCACTAGCCGCATAATCCATTGCCTCACCTATTGGGGCCATCGCCTCACCAACAGCAGCCATGCCAGACTGACCCGCCTCTGACCTTGGTGAGTAGGTCAGCTTATCGCGGTAATAATTAACAGCGTTAGCCGCCGCATCTGAACCGAAAGGAGTCGCAGCTAAACCAGCAAATCCAGCTAAAGGCTCGGCAACAATGCCCGAACCCATAGCTGCAACAGGCTCGGCAACCGCTAGAAAATAGTTTTGCATATCCTCTAAGGTTACACCGCGCCGCTTTAATTCGTTGGCCGCTTGCGCTTTATCCATTGCGCACAACCTCCATCAACTGCTCATTAGTCATAGCGCCCATATCATTCTGCTCGCCTGTAATCATTTGAGCCTGATTATTGACTGCTTGCATAGCCGAAGGCATCGCCATACCCTCCGCGCCTGTAGCCTCCACCAACTTATTCATGGTATCGGCCATCATATTCATGCGCTCGGTAAGCTGTCGGTTTATATCAAGCTGCTGTCTAAATGCTTGCTCATCTGCCTGTAGCTCAATTTTCTGGCCTGACTGGTTTAGCTTCTGTGCTTCTAGCTGAGTTTTAGCCTGCAAACTTGCCGCCTCAACTTGAATCTTATCGGCCTGTGCTTGCGCCTTACCAATTTCAGCCTGACCCTTCATAAGTTCTGCTTGGCCTAGCTGTTCTTGTATGGTCGGTTCTTTAGGCTGTTGTGCGGCTGCTTGCATCTGCTGTATCTCTTCATCACTCATTTGCGATTGGGGTATAACACCAGTTGGTAGCATTTGTTCACGGTAACGCTCAGCGATCATCTTCATAGCTGGAGCGTCAACGCTATTCATATAAACATCTGCGCCCACGTCCATAATGCCAGGCATTACCTGAGCCAATTCCATAAACGCGGAAGCTGTTTGGTCTTGCTTATTCTTAAATGACTTTTGAGCTGTACAAGTCACATCGTATTGACCCTGCGACAAATCATTAAGCTCAACCATTTGGCCTGTCTGAATGTCATACTCAGCTGTGTTGATAGTCTCCATATCCTCTGTGCCATCCTCGCCAACTATGCGAATTTGACGCTCTGAATCATAGGTCGCCGGTATTGCGTTGACGATAACCTTGGCAACCGAGCAGATGAAAGCCTCTCGCTGCTGTACATACTTCAGATTGCTTGCATCGCCTTTATCTATTTGCATCCCAATGGCGCGACCAGACTGTAAACCCGCGTTATTGCCCATTTGAGCGTTAAACTGACCAGCACTAGCACCAATGTCATTAGCCGCCGATTGCTTCATAACCTCTAATGATTGGTTAATTGATGGCCCAGCCATCTTATAAGGCGTTTGCTGCCCATCCATGTGCGTATAAGTGGTTATTGGCTTAGGATTTTGGTTAAGTTGTGAGTAATCCTGACCAAGCGCCTGATCGTCAGTCATCATAATTGTTTCAGTTGGTGCTAACGCTGTTTCTGCCAACTGTTTTGACGATGTAAAGTTGTAAACGCGCTGTTGGTCTAGCAGCTTATCAATAGCTCCCCAATAAACAGGCTTATTCTGAATGATTTGGAAGTTAGCAGCCGATTGAATTACCGGCATATCCTTGAATACTGTGTCTTGCTCGCCAGTTATCCAGCCCTTGCCGTCCATCATTCTAGTTTTGATGCGGCAAACCTTCTTGCTTTTGCGGCTGCGCTCCTGAATGTTCTGTTGTGCAAGCTCATCAGTAACAGATTCAAACTCCTCTGTTACCTCGTAAACCTTGCCATCGGTCATCAATACAAGCTCGACAGACTCGTAAACCTTGTAAATGTACTCGGCAATAATTACAACTTCACGCGCATTCCACCAATTCTCATCCCAAATGTCTTGAGACAATGACAAGCCTGAGCCATCTGGGTACTTCTCATCATAGGCATCTGGCGACATTGCGGTAAACACCCAAGCGTAAGGCGCATCACTGGCATCTGCCTGCTCATAAGGGCCAAACCACACACGATTTGCAAAGTCATTGATAGGTTTAACAATCAAATCTTGGTCAAATGAGTCCGAACTGACGTAATCCTGAACAACCCGACAGCCTGACAAGCCTGTGCCAATAGTTCGGCGTGATACCGCGTTATAGATTTGTACCGCGTTGCTAACATTCTCGATATTGCGTATTAAACCATTGTAAATATTGGCCACATCCTTGTTGCTTGCACCGTCAGCAGGTTTAACGTGTATAGCATATTCATTTTCTTCAATCTGCGAGGCGATAGAATCAACAATAGGATTGCATTTATCTAGCGTTAACCTTGGTAGATTGATGTTAGGCAGGTTTCCTGTGTCCCATTGCCCATCCCTGACATTGAGAAACTTGTCAGTCTCACATACCTGGTCGCGCATATCAGAATCGGCATCTTGTGCCATTGACAGGCGTTTACTGACTTCGCTGTAATCTGTGTTATCTACCATAACGCTGCAAACTCTTGTTTTTTGTGTACTGTTTTGGGTGGCGGATTAGCAAAACACATAACAATAGCATCTGCTAAGTTAGGTGATTTTACACCACGTTTAGCCATGTCGGGCTTAGATTCTAGCTGTATTTGACTGTTATTAGTGCGCTTTCTTAACACTCTGGATAGCTCGGCTTTAATTTGCCTGACTTCACCTATGTCTGAGCTAATACTAATAAGCTGGTCAGGGTCACAATAGACGCCATTAACAACCGCATCATAAGTCTTTCGGAACCTGTCAGCTAAGAACCAATAATACTGGGCGCGTTTATTCTTAAATGTATCTTTGTTGCTTCGGTTGCCTTCGTATAACTCTGCTGGGTAGTCAACAGATGCGCCGCCATGATAAGCCGTTATATCCATGTCACTACCAACACGTTGATCTAGGCCGACCTTTACCGCAGCACCTAAGCCATCAGCATCAAACACAATATGTGTCGCTCTAACCTGTTCAGCAGCGTCAAAAGCTCTAGGTATTGCGCTGGTTATATCACCTGTTGTCCAGCTCTTAGCCTCTGTTATCAGCGAACCATGCCGAATAGCGATAGCTTTTGCATCACTACCAGCATCAGCAGGGTCAAAGCCTAGCGACTTCACACCAACACCTTGCCATCCTAATGTTTTGTGAGCATCAATGGCCGCATCAATCCATTTGGGTTGAATGATAACGTCATCTAGGTCGCGCCTAGGCTGTCCGTCCCACACATGGCACCATAGATCATAGTTCTCGGCTTTCATCTTCTCAGCAGCCCTTAACAGGCTTTCAGGCGCCCAAGGGTTATGCTCAATACCTATCTTGCAAACATATACATCGCCATCCTCATAAAAGCCGGTGCGATTAATCTCATCAATGTATGGCAAAACATACTTTGTATAGACCGCGCCATCTTCTCTGGCTGGATTAAAGCTATACCACAACTCCGACCCATCTTTTCTTATTGTCGGCTCTAACGTCTCAATAGACTCAGCTGTTATTGTCTCAGCCTCCTCAACCCAGGCAACATCAAAATCAAACTTTGATTTAATGCTCGATAAGTTTCTAGCCAGCTGCCCATACTTGAAGCCTGAACCATTAGGGCCATCAATCCGCTTCTCTAGCTCTGTGAATCCTTGAAAGCCATCGCTGGCAATAATCCCCTTGATAGCAGCATGCACCGAGTCATCGATAGAGTTCATAAATTCGCGTAAACAGAGAAACCGCTTTCCGTCCCGTATTGCTAGGACTAAAGCGGCTCTTATAAAACTCTCAGTTTTAGCTCCACCTCTACCACCAAAAAACACCTTAATGCGCTTTGGCTTAAATAGCGGCTGAAACCTATCAGGCAGTTTTATTTTCAATACCGACAAACTCCACTGTTAGTAACTGATCTATACCAATTTCACCACCACCATCGCCGGTAAGCTCCATTGCTTTTAAGTCTGGCAGGTACTTTGAAACAAGCTTCAATCTTGTGTCTGTTGCATACTTTAGCCCGTTAAGCTCCTGTGCCTCCATAGACGCACCCTGCTCCTCCATTTTTCTAGCATTATCAATAACTTTCTCAACAAGCTTCTGATTTGCTAGGAAGTCGCGTAACGCCTCCTGCCGTACCTTTCTATTCTTAGCTGCTACTGTTGCCGCCATAACCCTTACCCCTTTGTTGCTCTCGTTTAATGCCCGCGTGGCAATGTTATACTATAACGTTTAGTCGATGCTTGAGATGGTTAGCGCCGCGCTTGTTGTGCCGCTTATGCCTGCCACTTTTATAGCAGGACCAGACCCTGTATTTGTAAATGTGCCGCAATCAAAACGCAAAGCAAACGGCGCTGTTAGGTCAGCAGGTGTTCCGTCTGGCAAGTCTTGAACCGTAAATTCATCACTTGCAAGATAGCCCACACTAACAGTTGCGCCCCCAAACTCACCAGAACAACGGACATTTATTTTTCCTGTTTTTGCCGCCTGCCCGTTAAGTATCAAATAGCTCCCGTCTTCTTTGATAGTTTTGCCCACACCGACTAATGTAACTACCGTACTAATATTTACAGCCATAACCTAACCCTTTTTTAATCATAATTAAATTTTAACACTGTGATAACTATAGGGCCAATCTAGGACTCTGAAGGCTGTGCAATAGTTGCCACATACGCAATCATCAGATTAGCCTGCGCCTCGGTCGTTTCTATTGCGCCCATGTAATCGTTGTCGCCTATTTCGGTGCTGATGTACTCGTATAGCTCCTGACCTGTCCATTCATTTTCGCTTAGGTCGATATGAGGGTATTCTGAATTACCCGTTATTTTCTCTAAGTAGTCTGTGAAAAATGAGTGCTGGCCTGTACCGACTTTTAAGTGGTACGGGTTACGGTCAAACAGAAGCCCAAAGATATCCTTGTCGCAGTCTTTATGTATAAAAGTTCTGTGCTGTATGCTCACTTATGTCACCAAATTATCAGGACAAACCATAGCTATACCAAGGTTAGCGTCGTAAATCTCAAGTGTAGCCGTGCTTTCCATTGCCACCCAAACCCCTATTTTATCCCCAGACTCTAGGCCATCCAAGAAGCCGCCGCCTGAAATATTAGTTCTGTCTGAACCGTTAAATGCTCGCGTTCCTGTTGGTCGCTGGCTGAATATTAAGTTTGTACCGCGCTCTATTGAGAATATTAAACCAATATTATTATTATTTAGCGAGCTGCTTGCGTCCATCCATGCCTGAGTCGAACCGTAATCACCATCACCATTAGCACCCACAACAAACTCGCTATTTACAACGGTAAGCTCTCCAGACTCAGCTATAGTGGTGAACTCCGTTATAGGTACGTAACCCGCATAATTGCCACCAGTTAACGGTTGTGGTGAGTTAGGCGGCGTTAATGTTGGACTGCCTGTGCCAGTAATGGCCTTTGATATAACGCCGTCAACCTTAACTGTGTTACCCATTGCTGCGCGGGTATTGAAAAGCTTTAATAAATCAGCTTTAGATACAACCTCATCACTCATAGCCTGACGGTCTAAAATTGATTTACGCGCTGCCGCATCAAATGCCGGGTCAATGCTATCGTTTACGCCCTGCTTGCTCGATATTGCATCAATGCCTAGAGTTTGCGCTTCTGTACGATCTGTCATAATAAGTCCTACCTGTATGCTGTTGAGTATTCTGTGCCGTAAGAATTGACGGGCGCTGCACCAGTCGCGTAGTCGTAACGCGCTTTAACCTCAATACCTGTTATTTCAGCTACCGCGCCGCCGTTAAATGCTCGTTTAAAATTAACCGCGCCTTGCGAATCTAAATCAAAGCTAAACGGGCCGCTTGACGTTATTGAAGTTGCAATGCCTGCAAACGCTGGGATAACGCTAACATCCACTCGACCAGAGGTTATAGTAGCAACACCTGAAACCGTGACAGGGCCAGCTGGCGCAGATATTCCGATTGCTGCTAAAGTGGTTCCTGTCTCACTAATAGTTATCGAGTTATCAGTAGGTGCTGTGGCGTTACCTGACACCGCCTTAACGCTATCTGCCCAGAACTCCTCACCCTCAAAGCCTGTACCATCTTGATTCTCAGTTACTAGCAGCCTGTCACTGCCATCGATAGAACCGTTCTCGAACATCAGTGC